CCAAGTGCTGTTACAACATATATGGCGGCAATTAGAACAGATCATGGCAATATTTGTACAGCTTTAGACGCAGCAGCAGACATGGATGCTTTTATAGCTCTTCATACAACAACATATAATGAAGATGGAACTGTTAATGTAATAGCTAAAACACAATCTTGGACTTCTGATGCTAATGTAAAAGCATATAGGAGATAATTGTGAAGATGTCTGCTAATCAAGTAAAAGCTAAACTTGATACTCATGAAGCTGTATGTGCTGAAAGATGGAAAGAAACTATTACCCGTATAAAACGCCTAGAAGCTGTCTTTATTGCCTTTAGTGGTACAAGTATGATAATGTTAGCTACAATAATAATAAAGCAAATTTAGGAGTTTATTATGACAACTAATAGCGAAGCAAGACAAATAGCAATAAGAGCTGTTACATCAACTACAGCTTTGCATAATGAAGATTGGATAGCGTTGTTTAATACTCGTTCTATTACGGCTGGCACATTTAATGAAAGATTACTTAAATATATAAATGGCGAATTAACAACATCTTATACTGATGTTAATTTAGCAATACAAGCTTTTGCTACAGACCAATCAGACTATAATTTTTCTAGTATGGGGACGTTTACACCATGAGCCAGCAATCATTACGACAAGCAAGTTGCCGAACAGAATCAGGAACAACGGGTACTTATAATGAGGACTGGAATAAAGTTTTTGCAGATTCAGGCTTTACAACTGGAACTTTTTCAGAAAAGATGTTGGCATATACTAATGCACAAGGTAGTGCATGGGATAATGCAGAATGGGACGGAAACAACTGGGGGTCAGGACCATATACTAATGTGAATGAAGCAATGGCACAATTAGGCAGTCAAAATGGAACAGATGATCCTGGTAGTTTATGGTCGCAAATGGGCACATTTAGTGCAGAATAGGAGAATAACATGGACGCAATATTAAATTTAGTAAGTGGAGCACCTGCTTGGGTTTCTGCTGTAACAGCTTTAGTAACGGCTGCAACAGCAATCACAGCCNTAACACCTACAAAAACAGACGATAAAGCAATCTCTTTTATATTACGCATATTGAACTTAGTAGCTGGTAATATAGGTAAGAATACAAATAAAGACGACAAATAATGGGTTGGCTTTCTGCGTTAGGACCTATTGCTAAACTTGCTTCTAAAGTTTTTGGCTTTATGCTAATGCGGAAAGCAGTCCAAGCTGATGTAATGAAAGAACAACTAGATGATATTAGGGTCGCTGATGAAGTTAAGAAAAAAAATAATGCTATTTCTGCTTCTGCTAAGCGTAGCAAGTTGCGGAAGTATAGGAAGCGGAAATAAAGGGTATTGCATAATATCCAGTCCTATTAATCCTACTGATGCAGATATAGACGTTATATCTGACGAACTCGTTGACGATTTATTAATACATAATGAAATATACGAAAGATTGTGTTTATGACGGAAGAAGAAAAAAAAATGTTATTGGCACAACAATTAAAAAATAGTGTAAATGTTGCTACTAATAAAGAAATAGAAGAAGAATTTTCTCCAAATGATTTTAGATGGGGAGAAACAAAGTTTGATAGAAACGAGCCTGAAAACTATGGTGATACAGTTAAAAATAAACCTAAAGTCTACATTAATAAAAAGAAATTTGCAGAAGAATTAGGACAAGAAGAATTAACAAAAGAACAAATGAATAAGTATGTATTAGGGGAATCATTACATAATTTAAAAGATGTAGACCCAGAAAGATATAACAGATTATATAGAAGTGCTATGGGTAGTCCTAAATATAGACAATGGCTTAAAGATTCTTATGATTATACTATAAATAATCCTACTGAAGATTATAGAGAAACTAGACCTATTGACCAATGGCATAAAGAGTCAAGGTTTGACCAAATATTAGGTGGGTATATAGATGCTGGTGATCCTGATTACCCTACATTAAAAAATTGGAGTAGAGATTTACCTTTTGGTTCTCCGCAACCTATAACTGGAAGAAATAGATTTAGGGAAGAACTAGATGATTTAGTTAGGGCTTTAAGGAGAAAATAATGTATGAGTATAAAGCAAAATTAGTTAGAGTAATAGATGGAGATACTATAGATGTTGACATTGATCTCGGCTTTAAAGTGTTCTTGCAGAAAGAACGAGTGCGATTATTTGGCATTAACACGCCTGAAAGCCGAACAAGAAACTTGGAAGAAAAAAAGTTGGGTTTGGCTGCGAAGGCTAGGCTTAAAGAGTTGTTGCCAAAAACTTTTATTGTAAGAACAGAGAAAGATGATAAAGGCAAATTTGGTAGAATACTAGGTATTCCTCTTGTAGAAGGTAGGAATATATGCGATCAATTAGTTGAAGAAGGACATGCCAGAAGTTATTTTGGTTTTGGACCTAAAGAAGTATGGGTATAAAGGAGAACATAATGTCAGAAAGTTTTGGAAAATGGTTAACAAGATTGTTTGTAAGTCAACCTAAAGAAGATTTATCTAAATTAACAAAATTGCAATTAGAAGCAAAAGGTAGAGAAATTGGCATAGAACTTGATAGACGTTACAGTAAAGCTAAATTAGTTGAACAATTAGAAAAAGGTTTAGCAGAACATTATGGATAAACAATAAAGGAAAACATTATGAATCAACCTATTAGAAGTTTAGGTGCAATATATAAACCTATGATGAACACATCTGCAACGAACCCCTCTATGCAAACATCTTCAGCACCTAATGAACAACAAATGTTAGCACAAGCACTTAGAGGTAGTAGAGGTATGCCACAACAACAATTTTCAGAAGAAGAAAAAATGATGATAATGCAACTTATGCAACAAGGCATGACGCAAGAGCAAGCTATGCAAGAATTAATGAGAATGAAAAGTGTTGGATAAACAAAAACTAATAAATTTAATATCTGACCATGAAGGTGTTAAACTTAAAGTTTATGATGATTATACAGGCAAAGAATTAAAAGCTGGAGATGTTTTAGTAGGACACCCTACAATAGGTATTGGTAGGAATGTTGCTAAAGATGGATTAGGAATATCACAAGAAGAAGCAGAATTTATGCTTATGAATGATATAGATAGAGTCAAAGAAGAAATCAAGAACTTCCCCATAGAACATTTAAATGAAGTGAGAACAGCTATAATTATAGACATGGCATTTAATATGGGTATTACACGATTTAATCCTGCTATATGGAAAAAAACTTTCCAAGCTATTGTTAATGAAGATTGGCAAAAAGCCACTACGGAAATGCTCGATAGTAATTGGGCTCGACAAACAAAAAGACGTAGTGCAAGATTATCACAAATGATGTTATTAGGAAAATGGATTGACTAATGGAAGCAAAGTTATGGGCAATATTAATTGTTGTTTTTTTCTTGTCTATGCTTTCATGGTGTAGTATAGCAAAAGCACAAAGTAATACTGTTTCAAGCACTAGCTCGACAGTAAGTGGTACAACTACAGTAGATAGAACTCCGTCTACAGCGTCTGCCCCTAGCGTTGTCATCAATAATCAAGATGTCTGTAGTTTTGCTGCTACTGGAGCAATTCAAACACAAATATTTGGTTTAGCTGGTGGTACAGCTATTAGAGATATGAATTGTGAACGTATGAAATTATCTACTAGATTGTTTAGAATGGGTATGAAAGTTGGTGCTGTGGCTATGTTGTGCCAAGACCCAAGAGTGTTTCAAGCAATGGAAATGGCAGGTACACCTTGCCCATTTATGGGAAAAATAGGTCTTGAAGCAGCAGAAGCATGGGCTGAAAACCCAGAGAAAAGACCTGACTATGAGCAATGGAAAAAAGATAATGTTGTAGATAAGGAGATAATAACAGATGAAGAAGCTACTGGTCTTGGTATTGGTGGTTTGTTGTTCTTGCTCTTACTCCTTTAATTCATGGAGTCAAATGCAAGATGAAGGAACTACAACTACAACTGTAATAGAAGAACAAGGTGATGTACAAGAAATTACAGAAACTACTGTTACTATTGAAAATAAAACAACTGGTGATATATTAGATGGTGATACAGGTGTCGTAGCAACGAGATACGAAGGGGATATGGATCAAGATTGGGGTGGGATTGGTTCAGCTAGTATGGTTACTTGTCCTTCTCAAGTAGGAGGAACAGGTAAATGTGCTAAAGGAACTTCTAGTACATTAACTACTTTTCAACAAAACATAAATATAGCACAATTTCATATAGAAGATGGTGGTGCTTTAAACTGGAGCTTAGATGCTTGGCACTCACAAAACAATACAGAACTATATTTTGAGCTAAAAGGATATAATAATAATGTGTTGTTATGGACAGATAAAACGGATTTAGCGTCTGGCACTACAGATTACGCAGGTAACTATGATTATTCTGGTGGCTTAGATAAATTGTTTGTATCTGTAGGTGGCAAAAACAATTATTATTTTGATAATGTTCAGTTAGATGTGCAGTACAATGTTATCTCTACAGTTGTTACAACTTACTTACAGTATATAGAAACACAAGTTATGTTAAATGAAACAGTAACATCTAATGATACTTATGATTATGAAGATACAACACCAGAG